CGCGTCTTAGCTCTTATGTTAAAACTATACGAGAAGGGATTAGCTGGCGATGTTAACTCAGCTATCTATTATATCGACCGGGTTATGGGTAAACCAACGTCAATCAATAAGATAGATGCCAGTATTAGTCAGTTCTTATTTACTCCTGATGATATGGCCGATATGCCTGGGATACTTGATTTCGCCTCAGACAGACAAAGAAAATTACTAAATGGGACGCCAGTTGTGACCGAACTGGATGGGAATGGGGCATCCGATGATACTCAGGCGTAAATAACAGCACATAAGATACATTGTGCGTCGTTCAGAGCCATAATACAGCTCATAACACACACAATCACACACATAGGGAAGTGACATGCCGCACACAATGGTCAAGGAAAGGGGAGCTTAACCCAAACCGAAACTTATAAAGAATTTAGGGGGTAGGTTTACATAATATGCTGTGGGGCTAAAATAACTTTACCGAAAGGAGTGAAATATGGTAAGGGAAAAGCAATATATTGAGGAGTTAAGGGGGTTTATAGGCGAACTAGGGCGATGGGGAAAGAACAAGGCTTTCTGGAAGTATGATGAGGATTCTGTTGCGGTCAGACTTTACACAGATGGGCATGACTACTGCATAAGGGCAACAGAGGGCGGTTATCTAGGCTGTATCGTTTCGTGTAGAAAGCCCCGTCCCGGCGAAGACTGGACTCGTGGGAGTGATTTAGCGGATGGGAAGTTAGACTATGAAACCTGGAATAGGATTCTGAGGGATATTGTTGCTTACGAGTTAAAGACTATTTCTGATTATATTCTAAATCCACCCCAAAATGCGGGTGTAGCAGAGACAACGGGCTAGATGTATTAGTCCCACAGCGTACCCAAACCCAGATATTTAATAAAAATCACAGATAGGTTAACATAATGTATAAGGATAAAGAGAAGCAAAGGGAAGCGAATAGGATAGCCAGTCAGAAGAGGCGGCAGGGTATGACGGAGGGTATGACGGGGGAGGGTATGACGCGGATAGAGTTTATACAGAAAGAGTTGAATGACCCGTTTCTTATTAAAGGGATAGAGTCGGCTGCCAAGTTATTTGATAATAGAGACACAAGGTATGAGAGAGTTTACAAGTACAAGTTATGGCACGATGAGTATAGGGTAACTCACCCTATGGGCACTCTAAACCACTAGGATAGGCAACAGGGGGCATTGGAAGTCATATAAGCAAGTACCATTAAGGAGGATGAATGGGATATAGTTCCACTTTTAAAGGGAAAGCGCAGAAGCCATCATCGGGTGTACCAAAGAAGCCAGTGATAAAGCCGCCTAGCACACTGACTGCCAGTATTGTCAAGAAGATAGTTGAACGCAATAAATCAACAGAGGCTTTAATTGCCGCGTTAAGGAAATCGGGGTATATAAAATAAGAGGGAATAAGTGGAATTAAGAAAACGGATAGAAAAAGAAATACGCAGACTACTGGATAGGCGTGGACTGGGGGATTGTTACGGTGCTATAAACCCAGATTACCCTAAACTCAGGGCATTCCAGCCGATAAAGTTCCTGAATGAATTATTACCATATATTGAATCCCTCAATCTAGTCCAATTAGACGAGAACCAGACACCACCTGATGTTGGAACAAGGGATTTCCCTATAGCTAATGCTTTAGATATAAGGACGGGCTACAAGGATGCTAATTTTAGGGGGTAAGGGTGAATAAGGAATTTGCCGATTTTCAAAAACACTTCAGGTATTATCAGCAATTATTTGGTCTTAATGGATACAAGATTTATTTCAAGCATGAACCGTTAGTGGACCGTTTTGCTCAAATTTCAACCGGCAATCAAAATGCTACGGTTTCATTAAACAGTAAATTAGCGGAAGGAAGTAAACCGTTCAGGGACATCAAGGGGGATGCGAAACATGAGGCGATACATCTTTTGTTAGACAGGTTTAGTTGTAACGCAAAGTGGAGATATGCCAGTAAAGATGAGATAGAAGAATCAGAGGAAGAATTGGTGGTCAAGTTGGAGAACCTTATCTCATAATGGACATACAGGATGAGGTAACCATAGCTTGTAATTACAGGCAGGAAGAGTTAGAAGAGATAGGAAAGCCGGATCCCGGGAAGTTGAGGCGGATTCTTTCTTTACAGGCGATAGAACGAGAGGCAATTAAAGAAAACTTCCTTGAATTTTTGCGATTCGTTAAAATCATAGACCCACCCACTCCAAACAATCCGGGCGGTGTTATTTCGATTACTTTATGGCCTCACTTATTGCAGGTAGCCAAACTCTTCTTAACTAAAAGATTAGTTTCCATTATGAAATCCCGGCAGGTAGGGCTGTCGTGGTTTGTAGCAATATTTTGCGTATGGTACGCCTTAACTCATAAGGGTGCTAATATCATGCTCTTCTCCAAGGGGGAGGACGAGGCTATTGAGTTAAGAAGAAAGTGCCGCGCCGTATACGGGGAACTTCCCTTCTTTTTGAAATACAAGTTGGGGCAGGACTCCTTAAAGGAGATCACTTTCCCCGCGCTGAGAAGCACGATAAAGGCCTTTGCCGCCACTGAGACGGCTGGTATATCATTTACCGCTTCTATCGTGGTAGCGGACGAACACGAAGAACATCCCTACGCTAAAGAGAACTACTTATCATCCAAGCCGACCATAGATGCCGGCGGTCAATTCTTTAGCGTCTTCACTGTAAACAAGAAGAAACCCGAGACCTTAGCGAAGGCTCTTTTCATCGGGGCCGAAGATGAAAAGAACGGGTTTGCGAGATTATTTATTCCTTACTGGGATAGACCCGGTAGAGACGATAAGTGGTATCAGGATACGCTAAATTCCATTCCTTCCATAGAATTAGAAGGGCTTACTCCGGAACTCTATATGCAGCAGAACTACCCGCGTTCTATAGAGGAGGCGTTGAGTTCCCCTGAGTCTATCACTGTATTTGACGGAAAAGTTTTAGATTCCATGATGGGGGACGTTAAGAATCCTATTGTCTGCGATGATGAAGAGATAGACCCGAAGGTCTGCAATATTTATAAAGACTTCTCTATCGGAGAGTATTACATCGCTTCTACGGATACGGCTCACGGTGTCGGCCGGGACTTTGCTGTTACTTGCGTGATGAATGTTAAGACCGGGGAAGTGGTAGCGGATATTATAGATAATCACATTCCCCCCGAAGAACTAGCTTATCACAGTATTAAACTCTTAAAGAGGTACAGGAATCCCTTATGGTTTATCGAGTCCAACGATTACGGGGGAGTAACTATTTCCACCGCCGAGAGATTAGGATACAAGAACTTCGGTTATCAGGATGAAAAGAAACAGAAGATAGGTTTTAACACTAACTCGTTTATGGTGGAAGGGAAGAGGATGGGTTCCCGGGTTGAGTTGTGGGGCCATCTGATTCCAGCCATAAACAACCGCCAGATAGTGATTTACAACAAAAAGGGGATATTACAGTTCCACGATATTATTCGTAATGTCAAGAACCAGGGGAAAATCGAGGCCCTTCCGGGCAGACACGATGACTACCCCATGGCGGTAGGTATCTGCTGGCTCAAGAAAGATATGGTAAAGACCTCCCCTTATGACTTAAAGCCCATTCATTCGTTGACGTATGATCGCCAAGGAGATATGTATGAAAGATTCCAAGCCATCGGTAGATGAAATCATTGAAATAGACAAGAATCTGGATACTTATTATGGTCCTGTGCAGGATAAGTATAAAGATGACGAATCCTTTTACGACTTGGAGTTCAAGGAAAAATTGCAACTCCCTAAACAATTCAAAGAAGAGGGCTTGGTTCTTCCTACGGCGAGGGATATGGTAGACGCTTTCGTGGACCATATAAACATAGATAACGCCCGTGTCTTTGTCAATAAGAAGGGCAGTTCAAAGGAAGCCCTTGAAGAGTCCGAGATGCTAAAGAAGTTCTTTCTCGGTCTGATTCACAGAACCAATGTTGAAAGTCAGATTTCACCGTGGAGAATAGCGGCTAAACACTATGCCTTGTACGGCGTAGCGGTCTTTGAGGACGTTTACGATGCTGATAGGTGGGTGGATGCCCCCGTTCAA